GAGTGTCTGATCCTCGATTACGCCGGAAACCCGCATGACCTCTATATGCCGGAAGAAATTGTGTCACTGCTTCCGCCCGGTGAAGCGGCGCTGGTCAGCGCGGATACCCCGTCAGCAGAGCGGGAAACGATAATCCGGAATTTCAAAGCGCGGCAGCTGCATTATCTGGTCAACGTTTCCGTGCTCACCACCGGGTTTGATGCCCCGCATGTGGATGTGATAGCCATTCTGCGCCCGACAGAGTCTGTCAGCCTCTACCAGCAAATTGCAGGGCGCGGCCTGCGCCTGTCTCCCGGAAAAACGGAGTGTCTGATCCTCGATTACGCCGGAAACCCGCATGACCTCTATATGCCGGAAGTCGGCAATCATAAACCGAACAGCAAAAGCCGGCCGGTGCAGGTGTTCTGCCCGTTATGCGGTTTTGCCAACCTGTTCTGGGGATTATGTACTGACGACGGACATATCATCGAACACTACGGCCGGCGCTGTCAGGGAATTATTGATTCGGATGATGAATCCGCCCGTCATCAGTGTGATTTCCGTTTCCGCTTTAAGCTCTGCCCTTCCTGTAACGGCGAAAATGATATTGCCGCCCGGCGCTGCAGCCACTGTGATGAAGTGCTCAGTGACCCGGATGATATGCTGAAAGCCGCGCTGCGCCTGAAAGATGCGCTGGTGCTGCGCTGTGGCGGTATGGCACTTTCTGCCGGGCAGGATAATCGAGGTGAATGGCTGACCATCAATTATTACGATGAAGACGGCACCACCGTCAGTGAGCGTTTCCGGCTGACCACTCCGGCACAGCGTTTTGTCTTTGAAAACAGTTTCTGGCACAACATTTGCGCGCGCCCGGCGTGCCGTTTCAGTGGCAGGATGCGGAATCGGTTATCCGTCAGCAGGTACTGCTGCGTTACCCGGATTTTGTTGTCTCACGCAAAAAGAGAACTTCTGGCAAATCCGCGAAAAATCTTTGATTATCAGGGGCGATTCCGCAAATCCGACAGTCTGGCCTGACCCGGCGTGCTGCTTTTTGGGTTTATGCCGGGTTTCGTTTGCCGTTTGTCCGCATTTTCGGTAAAATGCACGCCGCTTCATCACGGGTAACCCTGCTGAAGCCAAATACCGACTTTGCTGCTGGGTCGCCTGTAGCAAAGATTTTTTTTTACTCTTGTTAAAGAGAAAAGCTATGTTAACTATCAATGCTGAATTACGTAAAGAGCAGGGTAAGGGTGCGAGCCGCCGCCTGCGCCGCGCAAACAAGTTCCCTGCTATCGTTTATGGTGGCAACCAGGAACCTGTTTCCATCGAACTGGACCACGACGTCCTGATCAACCAGGAAGCTAAACCAGAATTTTACGAAGTTCTGAACCTGGTTATCGATGGTAAAGAAACTAAAGTGAAAGTACAGGCTGTACAGCGTCATCCGTTCAAGCCAAAACTGACACACATCGATTTCCTGCGCGCTTAATTACGCCACCTATCGAGCTTTAATCGGGACGCCGAGTAAATAACGCCGCTTTTGCGGCGTTATTTATTTCTGATATACCCTGCCTTTCCAATAAAAACATATGGTTATCATAGAGCTGCAAGGTGCCACAGAGGGCACTAAATGGCCTGTCTGTGGACACCGTGTGGACACTTTTATCTAAACTCGACATTTACCTTTCAGCGGATTCAGGTCAATTGCATCCTGTAAAAAATCCGGGGCAAAGTGTGCATATGTCATCGTCTGAGATAAATTAGCGTGCCCCAGCAATCGCTGTAGCGTCAGGATACTACCGCCATTCATCATAAAATGCGTTGCAAACGTGTGTCTCAGGACATGTGTTGCCTGCCCGCCCGGCAATGTCGGTTTCACTTCCTTTAAAATTTTCCGGAAGCGCTGATACGAGATATCAGGGAATAACAGCCCGTTTTTACCATCACATATCATGTCAGCAACATCATCAGAAATTGGTACAATCCGAGGCTTGCGGGTTTTCGTAAATGTAAAACGTACCTTATTCTGAATCACATGTTCCCGCTTTAACCTGGTTGCTTCACTCCACCGGGCACCGGTACTGAGGCAAAGAACAGCAATGTTATAATCATCACCACTAAGGTTAGTCAGCAATCTGCTGACATCATCATCCGTCAGATATGACATTTCTGTGGCCTGCTCTTTCAGCTTCTTATAACCACTGAAAGGGTGTTCGCCGAGATAAAGACCAGCATCAATTAAATACGTAAAAATGCCGCGCACTGCGGTAATTTCACGATTAATCGACGACGCTTTAACCCCATGGGCCGTGCGTATCTGGCAATACTGGGATATAAGTGATTTGTCTATTTTTGGTGTTGCAGGGTCTGACATCACGCGGCAAAACATATCAATTCTGTTCTTTTGATCTCGTCCATGATCGAGATGACTCCCAAATAAATCCCACCATTGTTGCGCTATTTCGCTTAACAGGCGATTGTCAGTTAACTTCGGCGCCCATTCTTTCGAGTGGTTGGCCATCACGTACCGTTCATAATTAACGGCTTCAAACTTCTTATCAAATTTCCGTCTGACACGCTTTCCGTTGCGGCCAGTCGGACGAATGTCCACTTCATAGCGACCATCTTCGAGTTTCTTAATTGACATAAGAAAGCCCTCCGAGGGTGCAAAGACTTTGTGAATCAATAAACTCACAAAAATCGAGATGTATTGTTAACCAGTTTTCTTGTCTGAGCGGGGTGACGTTGTTTCTTCGTGCCCATTGTGTGCGAGGGCCGGTGCTATTTGGCCAGCTTCAGGATTAACTTCGTCGAACATGAACCAGTCACGGTATTTTCTGAATAATGGAGTGGAAAATATTTTTACTCCGGATTCAAACGTCATCTTCGATTTATCGCTTTCATAACCGTGATAAGTTGCGTAGTTCAGGCCTGTCATTTCCACTAGTTCCTTTTTTGTTATCTGCTCAGAGTTCCGCATAATCCTCAATTTTTCACCTTGCGTTCTTGACATAATGTTGAGTTCTCAATATTGTATGGAGTATTAGATTTCACCGTTAAAAGCAGCAGTGAGCGTAAGAGGGCTACAAAGAGCCACAACAAGAGAGGTTAACAGATGACAAAGGAAAACGTAAAGGTTGCCGCTGCATTGAAAGCAGGTTCTGCGGATTATGTGACCGAAGCCCGGTTTGCAGAAATGATCGGCAAAACAGCGCAGGCTGTTTCTGATATGCGTAAGGCCGGGAAATTGCCTTATGTGGAAATGAAAACCCGAACGCCAGCCGTGGCGAATATTACATCAGCGTTTCAGCATGGAATGAGGGTCTGGATCTTGCACGTGCCACCCTGCCCGACGAAATCCGAAACGGCTGGCTTGTGTGGCTGGGTCTCGGTAAACCGCAGATTAGTTGAGGTTGGCTATGGTCAGGCAAATCAGCACACACAGCCAAGAATATCGCGGATTTATTATTATCACCCTACCGCGTAACGCGACACGGAAAATAACGCAGTATCACGTCACCTTGTCTGATGGGGATGATAGCTGTCATTCGTTCGGGAAGTTTGACGCACTGGCACAGGCGACAGGTTTTATAGATTCATTGTTCGATAAGAAATAACGGCGGTGGCTTATGCGTGCAACAGCTGAATTAATTGATATTACATCACGGTTACAGAGTGAAGATATTAATCGTTCACTGGCTGGCGTTAAGAGTTACAAAAATAACGGTATGTCATTTTCTGAAAGAACAGAAAAACTGACAGAGGCCGGGGCATTGCGGACAACTGTTTTTTTCAAAAACAAACAGGATAATCCGGATAATAGCGAACTGACCGGATTTATTGAATACATGCGACTGTCAGATAAACGAATGTTAGACATGATTTTCTTTCTTGCTGAATTGGGTAATAAAGAAAGGAAATATGCAGACCTGACAAAAGAGGAAAAACAGCAATTAATTATTGCTATTAATAAAATAAAGTCACTAACGGCATTAATGCCGAAAAATATTTCATACCCGATTTAAATATTGACCAAAAAGAAAATGACCTTAACCGGTCAGGGCTTTTTATTACCTAAAAATGAGGTTTTAAAATGAAATCAATTCCGGAACCAATATTCACCCCTGTAGCTGAAAATATCAAAGCCAACCGCGAAGACGAGCGCAAAACCTTGCTTGACGGGTTTGCCGGTCGTTTGCGCACCATTTCCCATAAAGCGTTAAGACAGAAAATGACACCAACTGAAATTTATCACCTGCTCAATGGTGAGGCTGACCGTATCGAAAACGAAGCGGGAGAGCTGAACCATGTCTGACGAAATCGACCGCGCCAATGACCACGCCGCGCTTGTGCTTGAAAGCCAGATAGCCGCCGCCCGTATTACTGCTGCGGGTGTGTCCGCGTTTGAATGTGAGGGCTGCGGTAAACCAATCCCTGAGCCACGCCGCCGCGCTGTGGTCGGTTGCACCATGTGCATTGATTGCCAAGCAATTGATGAACTGAAAAACAAACATTACCGGAGCGTGTGAGATGGCGGAGAAAACCATCCTCAAATGGGCGGGTTCAAAAGTCGGCATTATGGATCTGTTACGTCCGCACCTACCAAAAACAGAACGCCTCGTTGAGCCGTTCGCCGGTTCTTGTGCTGTAATGATGAATACTGACTATGAGCAGTATTTAATTGCAGATGTGAATAATGATTTAATCACTATGTATCGAGAAATCGCATCATTTAAAACCAACTGGGTTTTAGAGACGGCAAAGAATTTATTCGAGATCGAACTGTGTGAACCAGGTTATTACGAGGAAAGAGATTTTTTAATAAAGCTAAATCAGCGCTGCCAAATGTAGCTATTGCTGCTTATTTTATTTACTTAAACCGTCACTGTTATAACGGACTGTGTCGTTACAACCAGAAAGGCGATTTTAATGCACCGCGTGGAAATTATAAAAAACCATACTTCCCGGAGAAAGAAATCCGCGCATTTGCTGCCAAAGCAGTAAAAGCCAACATCCAGCACCTCGTATGGCAGGACACGTTATCGCTGGTCGATTTTGGTGACGGTGTGTATTGCGACCCTCCGTACATGGGAAAAAATTTCACTCAATATCACGCTGACGGATTCACGGATAGCGACAATGAAGCACTGGCCTTTGCCCTGAAAGATTTGAATGATATTCAGGGTAACCCGGTCACAGTATCGAATTCACTGGCAGCAAAAGAGCTGTATGCGGATTTAGGCTTCACTATCCACGTAATAGAAGCACCGCGCACCATTGCGGCCAATGGTAACCGGAAGAAAGCACCTGAAATTATTGCTGTGCTGGGTGGTTGCCAATGAGCATCATCGACCCGCGCAACGGCATTTATATTACCGATACCCGCTACGCTATCGTCCACCGACTGCCGGAAGAGCACGCATCACTTCCGGCATATGCGCTGATTGAGGCTGATCTTGAAAACAATAGCTGGTCGTTGGTTTCCCGGTATGACAACCCTGTCGTTATGGTTGCTGACCTTGTCGCCATGCAGGTTATCAGACCGAAAGATAAACCGGTAAAAACACTGGATGAGTATTTGCTTTTCAGCGAAATGATAGTGAAACGCTGTCAGACAGCGCTGTCTGTACTCCGAGAAATGCCGGTTGGTGGTCGGCCATGACCGGAAAAGTCATTGATTTCAGTGTGCAGCCGCCGCCGGAACCGGCGGTTTTTGTGCATGAATGGAACAAAAAGCGACATGAGGCGGTGCTGGGTTTTGAACAGCCGTTAACGCCTGCACAACTGAAACAAAATCAGGATTTGCAGGATGAAATTGAGCGCTTGCCGCGCATGCTGCGTTTTCCGTTCCGTAAGCGCTATGAAAGTATTTACGAAGAAAAGGGGCTGTTAGAGGCTCACAGATATCTGTATTTCAAATTTTACCGGGAAATACTTCCGCGAGTTAATGCAGTTAATGACCGATTTTCAGTGCGTCATATGGATCAGTTTAATGCGCTACCGGAGTTATCCGACAAGGCCGTTAAATTACTGGCAAAGCAACTGGCGAAAGTATTTTTTGAACGTTGCCAACTGCTGATCGATAAGGTCAGCGAGATTGGTGATGGTGCCATATTTAAATTTAAGTACCTGTATGAAATATACGGGCACATGGCAGTTGATGCCAAAGAACTGCATATCACCCCGCTTCACTACAGCCGGTATCTGAAAGGCTCAATTAGTGAAAAAAATATCCATTCTGCGCTTGCCCGTCTGGTGAATGATGATTTCTGGTACCGCTGTTTACGGGCGCACCGAGCGCGGTGGCGTGAATCGCTGCTGATTGCCGTTATGGCCGTCAATATGAATAAGCGTCCGTATGCCAGCCACCAGGCGATTAATGAAGTCCGCGCCCAGCGTAAAGCGAACGAAGAATATCTGAAACAGATGGATATCGAAGACACCGAGACAGGTGAGAGGTTTGATCTGTTTGAAAAAGTGATGGGGAGTATTTCCAACCCTGAAATTCGCCGTATGGAACTTATGGCACAGATCGCCGGCATTGAGAGAGTGGCTATGCAACGCGGTGATATCGGCATGTTTGTTACCATCACGACACCGTCAAAGTACCACCCGACAAAGGTTACCGGTAAGAAAGACGAGAAAAAGGCCATTATTAATCATAACTGGTCGAAAGAGGCTTACACGCCAAAGAACGGACAGACATATCTTGTCCGCGTGTGGTCGAAAATACGGACAGCTTTCAAGGATTACGGGCTTAAAGTCTACGGTATTCGCGTTGTTGAGCCGCATCATGATGGGACTCCGCACTGGCATTTATTGTTATTCACTGACAAAGCCAGTCGTACGCAGGTTATCGACATTATGCGCAAAAAAGCCCTTGCCGTTGACGGGAAAGAGCAAGGCGCACAAAAACACCGGTTTAAGTGTGAACACATGAACGTGGTGGAGCTGTCAGTTATATCGCGAAGTATATTTCTAAGAATATTGACGGCTACGCACTGGACGGTGAAATCGATAATGACACCGGAAAACCGCTGAGTGATACCGCCGCAGCCGTCACAGCCTGGGCGCAACATGGCGCATTCCTCAGTTTCAGTTTTATAACCTGCCGTCGAAAGGCGCATACCGTGAATGCCGCAAGTTGCGTGGTGTTTCTATCGCAGAGCAGATCGGCGATGTGGCAGAAAAGGTCAGGTTTGCCGCCGATAAAGGTTTTTTGATGAATACATCCTTTCTCAGGGTGGCCCGTGTACCCCGCGTGACCTGCAAACGGTCAGAGTCGCGAGGCGTGCCGCTGATCGGCTGAACCAGTACGACGAAGAAGTCCCGGAAGTATTCGGGATCTACTCCCCTGTTTTTGGCGGTGATGTCGTCAAAACCCGCGAACATAAATACCAGATTGTTAAAAAACACGACAGTCAAAACCCGGCACCGGCTGCCGTTGGTTTTGATTTTAATCTTTTAAAGGGCGGCATCGCCGCCCCTCGGAGTCCTGTCAATAACTGTGGATCGGTGATCTCAACCGAGGGAGATAAATCGCCAGATTTAGCGCCAAACAACGGCATGGCAGGGGTTCACCAGATAAAACAATGGGGTTCCTGCCTGAGCGATAGAGACGCTGAGAAGGCGGCGCAGGCGGCAGAACCGGCACAAGTTGCCAGAGTGATTGATTCCAGAATCAGCCTGACGGATGAAGAAAATGCCCTTGTGCCAGAAATCAGGCGGTTTGCGGCGAAAATGGGCCACGAAATGAACGAACCGGCGCAGGTGGTGATGTTTATTAAGGGGATGACCATCGATTACGGCGATCAGAGGTTGCTGTTCCGGGATAGGCGGGTACGGCTGGAGCTGGGCGACGAAGAAAAAGCGGTGAGAGAACGGCAGCAGGCCGTTAAACGAGAGCAGAAAGCGGCGTCGATATTGGCGCGGGTTGAGAGAATGAGGCAAGTTTAATGTTCTGAATTCATTAGATTACATCATAGCTAAAATTATTCTAGTTCTCACCTATCATATTCTATGATTTTGATTAATAACAAAAAACGTTAGTCGTTCTAGGGTGTAGCCGTAACTATTTTTGTGCAACTCTGGCTATGTTTAACCGACAGGACGCTTCCAAAATTAACCGATAAGGGCTATTCTAATCAAATGTTTCACTACTGTCTGAAAATAAAAGGGATAAAACTGTGATTCATAAAAGGCAGAGCTACATTAATATGTAGAAAATTATATAGGTAAATATCATTATTTTTTGACTTGCAATGAGGAATTATGATGTCTGATTTCAAAGAGTGGATTAATGAAAAACTTCCTTATTTTACATTACTAAGCACTCAACTTGCCTCAGTTGTTGAAAATATGTTAAAGCAAAATGGCATTCCATATTTATCTATTGAATCAAGAACAAAAGATATTAATGGCATAGAAGAAAAAATAAAAAGAAAAAATTATAAGAACCCGAAAGAACAACTAACTGATATATCTGGCATAAGAGTAATTTTATATACCGAAGATGACGCGCAAAAAGTATGTGAAATAATAAAAGGCATTTTTAAAATAGATAGCACCAATAGCTTGGATGATATAAAGCGATTATCAATTGATAAAATTGGTTATCGTTCGACACACTTTGTTTGTGACATTGGAGAAAAACGCTCAGAAATGGAGGAATATAATTCTTTTTCTGGATTAAAATTTGAAATTCAAATTCGAACTATTCTTCAACATGCGTGGGCAAACCTAACACATGATAGAAATTATAAACTTGGAAGTTCACTACCTCAAAACATACAACGAAAAATAAATTTATATTCTGGAATGTTAGAAGTTATTGACATGGGTTTTTCAGAAGTGATTCATGACATTGAAAGATACAAAGCATCATTGTTGAATAAAGATGCTAGTGAGTACACTGACTACAATATTGACTCAATTAATTTAGTTGAATATTTAAATAAACTAGCTCATAAAAACAACTACCAATTCCATGCTTTAAACCCGAACACTGATAATCAAGATGTAATAGATGAGTTACATTTCTTTGAAATTTACAATATTAGTGAGTTAGAAAGCATCATACCAGAAAATATATTTGAAAATATGAAAAAATATAAAATAGATACAACTTACATAGGTATGATTAGAGACACCTTAATTATAAAAGATTATTTTAAATTAGCTGAAATACCTAACCGTAAATGGACATCATATATGGAACCTAAAGAATACGAAGTATGAAAAATTCTACCTAGAATATATGACAGAGTCGAGTTTCCATGAGATGATGAAATTATTAGATTAAATTAAAATTTGTAAGAGAGTAATTTAAATCATTTTCAACTCACTAGAAAATAATACAATTTAAATTACTCAATTACCATTAATTCCACTATGTAAACACTTGTTATTCTGAAAAATATATCAATGTAGGTTGTATTTTTATTAATTAATAAAAAGTCTGAAACCGCATAAACGGGAAATACCTCTACAGCCGCCCAGTCTCATATTCGACGGAGTTCAAAGGATCGCTTACAGGTGCATGAAAACTAAAAGTGATTATTTTTTGATTTTCATATAAGACGTAAAAATCCGTGGGGGCTGAGGAAAGCGGTTACAATGGGATTGTTTATTATCAATGGGTTAGGCATGATTTTGAGGAGTGTAACCGTGATCCGAGAAGGGAGTTCCTATAATGGTTTTAATGTATTATTATATATTTAATATTATATCGTTATAGGATCGTCATGAAAGCTAATAAACCTATTATTTTACTTATACTTCTTGGTGTCATATTTAGTGGTATTTTCCTTTATTTTAAAGACAATAAAGGTGCACAAGCTCTCGGCATGATAATAGCTCCATTTGGAATGTTCATTTTTGCTGCGCTTACTTGGATTAATAGTATTGAAAATAGTCAAAAAAATACATTCGATAGTAAATTTAACTTATTACTTAAACAACATAATAAACAATTGGAGAATGTTGTAGCTTTTATCAACAATAATTTCAATGGCAGCATCAGCTCAGGGGAATTAATTAATGACAGGGATTACACCATCCCTAACAATTATTTATTCAACCACTTTGTATTTAGTCCATATATGCGAATACTATTTCATATATTGAAAGCCATAGATATAGATTACGGTGCTATTAATAAAGACATCACTTCACAAAAAAATATTCATCTATAGTTAGATCATTAATAAGAAGTGATATTTTATATCTAGTAGCCATTAATTCACTTAGTGACAAAAATACAGACTTTAAAAGATACAGAGAGTTATTGATTAAATATGACTTTTTTGAACATTTAAATATCGATGGCCCTATGTATATAGAATCTAGTGGTCTATCAATAAAGGAAATGAATAAAACGATTGAGGAAATAATAAAGGATATAGATTTAAATATAGATAAAATTATAACAGTATCAATTAGGGAAAACACAACCAACTGTTTTACTATAAAAAATATGACTCCATTAGCAAAATAATAGAAAGTCAACACTTCATTAATACGCCGGCAATGTATAGACTAGCATTTTTATATAAAAAAACAACTTCGCCTACTTTAATGAAAAATTAAAAAATCAAATAAAAAAATACTATGTGAGTCATATATTGGTAATAAAATTGATGATTTGAAGAGTCGGATTGACTTCGACTTTTTATATCTAGGAGAATGGTCATCATTGATTACTCCACATCATCAAAATCTGGTGATGTTAAATCCATTTGCGTAATGAGCTGAGTGAAATAGAAAAAACAAAGAAACATATAAAGAATTTTCAAATCGACTAGCAAGAAAATATCATTTGCATCATAGTGATATTTTATTTTCAACACATCCAAACTATACAACCATTTCTTCAAGCGAATATGTTTCACTAAAAAATTTTTATCAATCAGCTTTAAAAATGCTATCAAATGACATTATATCTACATACAAAAAAGAAATCTGTATTGATGTTATTAATTACTTTACCAATCATATTAATTCATCAGGAATAATGAGAGATCAAAATGATATGTTATCCTGAACCAAGTATTCATCACTATCGCACAAGTCATGCAAAAACCTTAAAAAACGCATGAATGGAGACTGACCAGCATTCACGCACAGCCCCGTATCAGGCGAGGTTCAGTGACTCCCTTGCAGGTGCATGAAAACCGGTGCATTTAGTGGGCAGGCGTGGCGGGGCTACGATTGCGCGGCGGCATGTTTGTTCGCTTCCCGGTTGTCGCAAATTTCCCGGGCGTGGCGGCGTAAAACAAAAAGAGGTGGTACGGGTTATCTTTTTTCAGGTCATCACACGGCGTGATACAGGCGGTATTAAGGGTGGTTTCAGCGGGGTGAAATCCGGCATATTCGTATTCCGGCAGCGGGTTTAGTATAATATCGTGGGGCGCTATTATTATAGGTAACGCCGATCTTCATCATGTACGGACGTAAAAAAAACCGCCGGTAACGGCGGTCTGTTAACACTATCAGCAGCTAATCACTCTCCGGGTCCAGCCGGTAATCCTCAAACCGGATCACCTCTTCACCGCACCAGTCATTCAGCTGTTTCATCTTGGACTGTAGCGGCATCAGTTCATTGCGGACAAATACCTTTGCCGCCTTTTCCACATCACCGAAGCCGCCGGTGTTCTGCGGCAGTATACCCATCAGCTGCGGCGGTACCCGGTGCGCCGCCAGCATGTCATCACGGCTGACGTTCTTGATGTTCAGAAATTCATCCTTAGCGGCGACTTCACTGAGCGGCATGATCTGAATGCCGTCTTTCTTCCCGTTCGGGGCATACAGGAACAGGTTGCGGAAGTTGCCAGGTCCTTTGCTGCTGCGGACCGCTTTACGGATGTTGTCGATATCACCCGGCGTCTGGGAGGAATCACTGATATACATGATGTACCCGGCATGACTGCCGTTAAGATAATACCGGCGGCGGAACAGCGTGGCGGATTCGTTCAGCAGGGTTGACGGCAGCGCGGCCAGATATTCCGGCAGGCCGTACAGTTCCTGATTCACATCCGGTTCAATCAGATGAAACACCGCGCCGGGTTCAAACGGGTAAGGTTCACTCTCATAGCCGTATTTGGTGAACCAGTATTGCTCCCCGTCAATGCCGCGCCGGGTGTATTTGGCCGGTGCATGGTTAAAACGCAGGATACCGCCGAGGCGGTTATAACGGGTTTCCGTATAGGCATTGCCGAACATGAGAAAATCCAGCGCGAAACTGTCAAAGGTTTTCCGGTCTAACAGCGGGTGCGGGATAAAGGTGCTGGTCAGTATGTTACGTTTCACATAGATGGCGCTGCTGTGATGCGGTGCGGCCCGGAACGCTTTGGACAGCCCGTTAAAACTCAGCGGCGGTTCATACCAGTGCTCCATCCGGACACACTCCAGGTAATCATAAATCTCGCGGCTGTCGAGCACCGACACCGGCTCACCGAACGTGAACGCCTCCACGCCGCCGGTATTCTGTTGTTTATGCTGTTTGTTTTTATTTCTGCGGCTCATCAGTAAAGCTCCACGATATTATGATGCTGGGTGTTGTCACCCGTGATAGGTTCGTTATACAGGGCGTGCATCGCAGCCCAGGCGAGATCCGCATGGCTGGCGTCATCACTGCGGCTGGCTTCATAGGTCGGGCGGTTGCCGCTGGCGGTTGTTGAGCGGCGGATAGACATAAACGACTGAATGACATCCCGGTCTCCGGCATCAAATTCCAGCCGTCCGCTGTTGATGACATCCCATGCTTTCAGCACCAGGCGTTTTTTACCGCCGGGTTATAGACGAACTCCCGCACCTGCGGGAAAAACTCCTGCACCGACTTGTAAACACCGTGGCCGATCCCGGTACTGTCGATACCGATGTATTCCACGTTATAACGTTCGGTCAGTTGTTTGATGGCCTCCGCCTGAGCGCGGAAATCCATCCCGCGCCATTGGTGCCGCTCAAGGATGCGGAATGCACCACCGAACATCACCGGCGGTGCAATCACCACACACCCGGCACTGTCGCCGCCCTCAGTTCCTTTTGCCGGGTCATAGCCGATCCAGACCGGCCGGTGACCGTATGGCCGGTACAGTTCCGGCTGAAAGTCCTCCCACACATCCCATGAATCAACCAGGCAACTTTGCATCAGTTCCAGTGAGAAAATGGACGCGATATCGTCCACAAAGTCACACATCAGTAGGTTCTGATATTCGTCCGGGCTGTATTCAAGGCGCAGCTGTGCGATATCAAACAGGTCACAGCCGCCGCGCACCGCATCTTCAACGGTGACAATCTGCCGCCACTGGCCATCCTCACACAGACGACCATCACGTAATGCCGCATGGCTGATATCAATATCCACGTGATCCGCTTTGGCACGGCCCCGGTTAAACAGTTTTCCTGACCAGAACGGGTACGCACTGTGGGTCAGACTTGACGGTGTGGAAAAATAGGTCTGCCGCCATTTTTTGTGCATCGCCATGCCGGAGGCGACTTTGCGCAGCTCCTGAAATTTCGGGATCCAGAAATATTCATCCAGGTAAAGATTGCCGTGATAACTTTGTGCGGTCCGGGCATTGGTACCGAGGAAATACAGGGTGGCACCGTTCGGCAGGACAATCGGGTCGCCTTTCAGGTCAACATCGACTTCGCGGGCAATCTCAATGATGTACTGCTTGAATACATGTGCCTGTGCCTTACTGGCGGAAAGAAATATCTGATTGCGGCCGGTCAGCAGCGCGTCCGTAAAGGCTTCGCGGGCAAAATAATATGTCGCCCCTATCTGGCGGGATTTGAGGATATCCCGGATGCGGTTCTGCGCCCCGGCGCGGTACCAGTTTTTCTGATACTCAAACATGTTCCCCGTGAAAATCTGTTCCAGCTTTTCGATCTGTTCGTCGCTGAACACATTTTTTTCCGGGGCCTTACGTTCACCGGCGTTACGGTTCGCCAGTTTCGGGTTGAGATCGGTCTCATTGCCGCCGTTCTGATAGCGCCGGATTTTGGCGGCACGCTCCAGCTGACGGCCTAACAGGTCAATCTCTTTGTAATCCTTTCCCTCTTTGCTTTCTTTGGCGATAAGCTGGCACAGCCGCGCTTCAATGGAGAACTCCACCCGGTCATAGGGCGTGATGTCGTCCCACTGGTCGCGGCGCTTCCAGCTGTGAATCGTTGAGGCTTTCTCACCCAGCATTTCCGCGATCCGTGCAATACGGTAGCCGCTGAAATACAGGTGCATGGCCTTTTTGCGTGAGTCAAATACGGTTATCGTTTCCATGCCGCCAGATTACTGGCCGCACTTCCCCCGCGCCCTGCTGTTCTGTTGTATACCTCCGGCGTACAACACCCTTTCATTGTTTCCGCAGCAATTCACCGGAACCATAGCCCCATCATTACTGACAATCCCGTCCTGACTGATGGAGTCATTCACATGACCGTAAAATCAAAGCCGGTGCGTATCTGCACAGAGGGTGCCACCACTGACGGCCGCACCGTACAGCGCAGCTGGCTGACCGATATTGAAAAGAACTACGACCCGAACGTCTACGGGGCGCGTATTAATATTGATCACCTCAACATGTCCTACATGCCGCGCCTGGGTGATGTCGAATCGGTGTATACCGAAGAAATCAAAGACGGTGCACTGAAAGGCAAATTAGCCCTGTATGCCACGCTGAAACCGACTGACGACCTGATCGAAATGAATAAAAAACGTCAGAAGGTGTACACCTCTGCTGAAATCGCCCCGAAATTTGCGGACACCGGTGCCGCCTATCTTGTCGGGCTGGCGGTGACTGATAACCCGGCCAGCCTTGGCACGCAGATGCTGCAGTTCAGTCAGGGCGCCGGGGAAAGCCCGTTCGCAGATCGCAAACAGTCGAAAGACAACGTGATCACACTGGCGGAAGAGACCGTTATCGAATTCACCGAAGATAAGCCGGATGAACCGAAAGTGCCGTCTCTGTTCACCCGTATCACCGAAGTGCTGACCGGGAAAGGCAAGCAGGACGATGCCCGTTTTCATGATGTGCATCAGAGCGTCGAACTGATCGCAAAAGCCGTCGAAGCCATTCAGACAGATGTTGCCGCACTGAAAAAACAAGCCTGTCCGATCCTGAGCAGGAAGAAATCGCGGAACTGGCCGCGCTGAAAAAAGAACTCAGTGAACTGAAAACACAACTGAGCCAGCAGGATAACAACGGCTATAAGCGCCCGGTGTCACTCGGCAACAACGGCACACAGCCGGAAGAACTGCTGACGGATTGCTGATCCCGGCCTCACCAAATCTGAGAAAGAGAACATGAAAAAAGAGACCCGCTTTAAATTTAACGACTACCTGATGCGACTGTCTGCACTGTATGAAGTGCCGGTTGAGGAACTGACCAGCAAGTTTGAAATCACCCCGTCAGTCGCACAGACGCTGGAAGATAACGTTCAGCAGTCTGCGGCGTTCCTCGGCTTTGTGAATATTGTCCCTGTTCCGGAAAAAACCGGTCAGGTTATCGGGCTGGGCGTCGGCTCAAGCATTGCCGGTACCACGGACACCACAAAAGAAGATCGCGAAGCGACTGACCCGTCTGAAATGACAGATATTAAGTACGAATGTCAGCAGACCAACTATGACACCGCGCTGACCTACCAGAAACTGGATCTGTGGGCGAAGTTCAAAGATTTTCAGCTGCGCATCCGTAATGCCATCATCCGCCGTCAGGCACTTGACCGCATTATGATTGGTTTTAACGGTACACACCGCGCCAAAACGTCCGACCGCGCCGCAAACAAGATGCTGGAAGATGTCAATATCGGCTGGCTGCAAAAAGTCCGCACCGATGCACCACGGCATGTGGTCAGTGATGTGAAAGGTGATGACGGTCAGGTCATCTCGGCTGTGATCCGCGTGGGTAAAGACGGTGATTTCAATAACCTTGATGCGCTGGTAATGAGTGCCGTTGATGAAATTATCGATGAGGAATACCGCGACGATACTGAACTGGTGGTTATCTGCGGGCGCAAACTGTTATCCGACAAATATTTCCCGCTGGTCAATAAAGAGCAGGACAACAGCGAAAAACTGGCAGCGGATATGATTATCAGCCAGAAACGCATCGGCGGATTACAGGCTGTGCGTGCACCGTATTTCCCGGAAAACGCCCTGTTTATCACCCGTCTGGACAACCTGTCGATTTACTGGCAGGACGATACCCGCCGCCGCCACATCATCGACAACCCGAAACGTGACCGGATTGAGAACTACGAATCCGTCAATGAGGCGTATGTTGTTGAGGATTATCGCGGTACCGCACTGATCGAAAATATTCAGATGCAGAACGGCACCCAAAACCGGAAGCACCGGACACCAGTGATACCGGCAAAAAGGACGGCGAATAATGGGCGGCAGTATTTTCCGCCGTCATGTGATGCGGGTCAGTGCGCAGCAGGATGCACAGCAGCGCAACCCGCAGACACAGACCGGCACGGCTTACACACAGATGACACTGATGATGAACGCTGACCGCCGCAGGCTGAAGCGCATCCAGTCATTTGAGCGCAAAGCTGCTGTGAAGCGGGAAATGCTGCCGAACTATGCACCGTGGGTCGGCGGTATTCTGGCTTCCGGCAGAGGACAGCAGGACGATGTACTGATGCGCGTGATGCTCTGGCGGATTGATGCCGGAGACTTTCACGGCGCACTGGATATTGCGGACTACGCCCTGCGCCACGCCCTGAAAATGCCGGAAAACCACACCCGGACAACCGGGTGTGCCGTGGCGGAAGAAATCGCGGATATGGCGGAAAAGATGTACACCGCCAAAACCCCGGTACCGCTGGATGTGCTGACCCGCACCCTCGATCTGACCGGTGATGAGGATATGCCGGATCAGGTCCGGGCAAACCTCCTGAAATGGCTCGGTTATGCACAGCGTGATGACGGGTATTTACAGCCTGCCACCTGTTCATGGTTACGGGCACTTGAATTATATGACCGTGTCGGCGTTAAGCAGGATTTGCGTCAGCTGGAAAAGCTGATCGCCAGACAGCAGGAAGAACGCGACGCGGCACAACAGAACGAGCCACAGCGCCGGGGCGGCACAGCGGACCAGCCGACCGGCTAATCCGCTGTCCACCGCCCACCTTTTACGGGGTAACCGATGGACTTCACATCCGACAAAACAACAGACATAGCGGACGAAACACTCAGCAGCGGGGATTTTTCCCGGATATCAGTCTGCGCCATTATCAGCAGTCAGTACTGACAGACGGCAAAGTGACCACAGAACGGCTGCGGCACGCACTGGTCAACGCCATAACGGAAGTCAACCGCGAACTGGCGGACTGGAAACGGTCACAGACTGCCGCCGGGTTTGCCTCACTGGAGGCTGTACCGTCAGACCACATCAATAACGACAGTGAACTGATGCTGCTTTACCGCCGGGCGGTATACAGCGGAGCAAAAGCGACACTGACAGAGCGTTACCGCGACACCGACACCACCGACAGCGGCGAAAAGAAAGCAGCCGCCCTGAGTGAAACGGTGGATGACCTCTGGCGTGATATGCAGTGGGCTATCCAGCGCATCAAAGGCGAATCGCACAATACCACCGACAGCGGCGAAAAGAAAGCAGCCGCCCTGAGTGAAACGGTGGATGACC